ACAAAGGTAATTGCATACCATTGGCATAGGCATTGTTAATAAACAAGTCGCAGCCTCTTACTTGTTCGATAATGTCTCTAAAGTCCGCTACAATATCCTGACCATCTGTAAAGCTAAATCCAGCGATGTCTTGTTCTTTGAAGTGATTGTACAGGTGTTTACCTAACCCACTAGTGTGACCTGTTATAAAAATCTTAGCCATACGTTACCTTAAAATCTGTATTAACAAGTTTTTCAAATTCTTCCAGCTGTTCGCGTTCTAATTTAAATGTTAAACTAAATGTTGTGTGTGCAAAGTCTGCCAATTTATTTGCCCAATTAGCACGATTTAAAAACGGACTAAAGATTTTATCAAACTTGTATCTAAAGTCGTTTTGTTCGTAGGCTGGTTCCATACTGATACTAACTAAGTCTTTTGGTTGTCGACTACGGCGTAATGGTTCACGTACTACTAATTGCAAACGTGGAATAGACCCATAATTAGTGGCCGCATGTATACGACTAGCATCCATGTATGCCCACCGATTATCTCTTTCACATTTATACATGACTTCGTCGTCTAGGTCAATTAAGTATGCTTGCTCACCTGTTAGATTTAGATGATATCTATTGTCGATGTCAGCATGAGCCATATAACTGGTACCAGGCTCCATTTTGATAATACGTGCTTGTCCAATGCTCATTGGCATAGATGTTAATACTCGTTCCCAAAGTGTATCTTTGTACAAGTCTTTAATTTGCCATCTGTCGTAGAAAAAGTCACCAGTTTGCTCATTAAGAACAATGCTTTCTGTAATTGGATGCTCTTTGAGTGCCTGTTCGATTAATCCTTCCGGGCATGTCCATATTTGTTTGGTGATCATTTTTTTATACATGAAATATTTATGTGCTACTATAATGATGTAAATACTTTTATGAAACTGTATCTAGATCCTAATTGGAAAAAAATTGGAATTAGTATAAGTGGTGGCGCGGATAGTGCATTACTATCCTATTTGATCTGTTCAAATACCAACGCTGAAATACATTTTACTAACCAAATACGATTATGGAAAACAAGACCTTGGCAAGAACATGTTGCCAACAGAGTGATAGATTGGTTTAAACAGCATTTCGATAACAAGTTTTATGTTCATCAAAATTTAATTCCTTCAGAATTAGAATGGGGAGATAAAGGTCCTACTATCGTCGACGAGTATGGTAAATTAAAAAGTGGGAATCAGATAATACTAAGATCGCACAATGAATATATTGCACATAAGTATCAACTCGATGCGTTATATGGCGGTATCAATAAAAATCCAGACATCGAGATCAAAGGTGCATTAAGTGATAGAGACGAAGGGCACATCCCTCCTTACTTTGTTCATGAAGGTATAAGCATATGTCATCCATTTGTTCATACTAGAAAAGATTGGATTGTTGAACAATACTACGAAAATCAAATAGAAGATCTATTAGAACTAACAAGAAGCTGTGAAGGTGAGTTCGAAGATATAACCTATAAAAATTATATTCCAGGACAGTATGTACCAACCTGTGGTAACTGTTTCTGGTGCAAAGAAAGGGAGTGGGCAATTGAAAAGTCAAAGTAAAACATTTTGTATGCATCCTTTTACAGGTCTAGCTACTAGAGAAGATGGTGCTGTTAAAGTTTGTTGTCGCAGCCACCCCGTTGGTTTCATACAAGATGCTCCATTAGAATATCACTGGAACAGTGAAACAATGACTCGTATTCGTAGACAGGTGTTGATAGGAGAACGCCCTAAAGAATGTGCTCCTTGTTTTAGTTTAGAAGATCAGGGCGTTGAAAGTTTACGACAGCGACACATCGCAGGAGTTATTCCAGAATCGCGTATTACATTATATCCCGATGCTGTTAGTAATATGCGACACGATTTTACAATGCCATTTGAAATTCCTACAATGGAAATCAAACTTAATAATCTTTGTAATTTAAAATGTCGTATGTGTAATCCGCTTGACAGCACTAGTTGGCAAGATTGGGACAAGGTCGTTCCTTTTTATAAAAAAGAAAACAACTATCTTGTGCCAACTGTAGAACGACTGGTCAAGAAACCCGGCCAATACATAGGCCCGTTTGATGACACAGACAACTGGTGGGCAAGTTTTGAAAAGTTAATTCCTCATTTTAAACGTGTAGAGTTTGCCGGTGGTGAGCCCTTAATGGATCCACAACATTATCGAATACTTGATATGCTCAAACCCTACGGCAAGAACATTGAAATCAAATATGCCACAAATGGCACAACGCTAGGAATCAGCAAAGGGAGAACTATACATGACTATTGGCCACATTTTAGAAGCATTGCCGTTAATGTCAGCATTGACGGCATTCACGATGTTTACAATTACATTCGTGGCAACGGTGATTTTCGTCAAGTGGAGGCTAACATTAGAGAAATACAAAAGATACCAAATGTTAGTAGAGTCGTCGGAGCATTTACAGCACAAGCAGGTAACATCCTACAAGCCGCAGAGTGTATCGATTATTTTATTAATACTATGGGCATTGTATTTTACAGTCATCGTGTAAGTTATCCTAACTGTTTGTCAGCACAGGTGTTGCCTAATGAGTTAAAAGCATTAGCGATCACAAAGTTATTAGCTGTTAAATCACAAATAGACAACTGGGATGCTGTTAAAAACAATGCGTTACTAGGGAAGGTCACTCATCAACAAATACAAGATAATATCAACTATCTCCAGGCCAAGGATATGAATAATTTATGGCCGGACTTTGTAGAATTTAATAGAAATCTCGATAGTACACGAGGCCAAAACCTGCTCGACGTTATCCCAGAGTTCGCACCATATGTATAAAATAACTTCAGTATGGCCGCATCAGGATCAACTCAAAGTAGAATGGAACTTAGGTAAACGCTGTAACTACGATTGTAGTTATTGCCCGTCTGTAATACATGATAACTTTAGTCCTCATACCGATATCAACATTCTAGAAGCAACTGCAGATAAACTATGCGAACTAGGTAAACCTCTGCGTATTAGTTTAACAGGAGGCGAACCCTGTGTTCATCCCGACATTGAAAATCTTCTTGAGTATTTTAAACGTAAAGACATATTCTGGGTCAACTTAACTACGAATGGTACTAGGGGGCATCGATGGTATTTAGATCAGGAAATGTTTTTTAATCATATTGTGTTTAGCTTACACTTTGAACCGGACTGGACTAGGGTACTCGATACTATTTTAAAATTTTACGACAGTACAGAACGAGATTTCTTTGTTAATATCATGGCCCATCACAAGTACGTGCATCATGTAAAACTCGTTGTTAAAAAGTTTGACGAAGTTGGTATTAAGTATGCTATCCGTAGGATTCGTTGGACAGAAGGCGATCACAATGTCTTCGATGATCTAAAATATGACGGGAAAGATCTACAATGGATTTTAAAACATGATGCTACGGCCAAACCTAACTGTAGAATCGATGAAGAAAAGATCATTCACGCCAACGACATTATTAAAAACAACCTAAATCAATTCAACGGATGGTCTTGCAATGCCGGTCTCGAAAGCCTAATGATTAACTGGGATGGAGAAGTTCATCGTGCCACCTGTCGAGTCGGCGGTAGCTTAGGTAACATTTATACAGGCAGCTTTATTGCGCCGACTACTCCCGTGACCTGTGATCGTAATTTCTGTACATGTGCAGCGGATATCCCATTAACAAAATATGATCCAGACCACCGCAATTAAACTTAACCGCCCCGAACCATTAATGGTCACTTGGGATATCATACGAAGATGCAATTTAGATTGTACCTACTGTGAAAGTACGAGACACAACAATCACAGCAAATTACCCGAACTAGAAGAATTAAAGAAAACATTTGATTTTGTAGATCAATACGCAGATTTATACAATAGTAAACGTGTTGATCAGACTGTAACTAACATAGACTTCACAGGCGGCGAGCCAACTATCAATCCAGCGTTCTGGCCGTTACTTGATTATATTAAAGAAACAAAGAAATTTAGATTAAGTCTCACTACAAACGGCACCTGGGGTCCTAAATTTACACAAAGGATCCTGGATAATTTTGCTCATGCTACTATTAGTTGGCATGCTGAAGATTCTCTCAACGAACGTACCATTGAAAATATTCTTGAACTACATTCAAAAGGCATGAGCATACAAGTTAATGTAATGTTACACAGCGAACATTTCGAACAGGCGATATTGATATGTAACATGTTAAAAGAAAAGGGTATCAAAGTTAACCCGGTGCCTATTGGAGATGGCGTTCAGATTCGCAAAGGTTGGTTCGTTGACGCCGACGGAACCAATAGAAGAACCAGTCACGAGTACACAGAACAACAACAAGATTGGTTCTACGAATGGATGGGGCAACCTCGTAAGGCAACCACGTCTGTCGAAGGAACCAATGTCGGTCGTGCCTGTTGTGGCGGTCGTTGTACACAAGGGCTAGTTGAAGGCCAGTGGAAAGAGGTCAAGCTCGTAGACAATTGGTTTAAAGATTGGTACTGCACTGTTAACTGGTACTTTCTACACATTGAACAACATACTGGAAATGTGTTTCACCATCAAACCTGTCAGGCAACACACACAGGTCGGGGTCCTATCGGGTCGTTAAAGGATACTGTAACTATAATCAAGCAGGTTCAAGATATGATGAGCAATCCTATGAAGCCTATTGTATGTCCTAATCAACGATGCGGATGTGGTATGTGTGTACCCAAGGCCAAAGAACTACAGGAATTCAAAGAATTATGGAGTTCAACTACTATATTGCCTTTATCGGTATGAATTTAGAAATTTGTATTTCTCCACCACAGTGACAGATATCTTTCTTGCAAATAATCGATGATATCTTAGGATTAAATTTACTTATAAAATCCACATCGTAGAGATTGTGATGAAAATTCTCATTGTAAATCAGTTGTCTACACGTTCCGGAGATAGCTCCATCTTGAAATATCTCAATGTAATCAACACCTAGATTACAATCCCAGCCTTTAAAACGATTTAGATTGTTTAAGAATAACCAATTATCTTCGATCAGTTTTTTCTTACCGTCGATAACAGCCCATAGCTTTCTATCGTGTGTAACCGGTAGACTAAAATACCAAAATAGATTGGGCCATCGTTTAAGTTGAGTTGCAAGATATTTTTGTTGGAGTTCGTCATGTATCGACTCGCCGTTTATTTGTACAGCCTTGGCAATAATAGGCCAACGCTTTTTACTTTTCTTTAGTTGGTTAAGAATGTCTTTGCATTTATCAAAATGAAACGGATCCATTAACACATTGGCCACAACATTTGTTTTGTTTTTGTATAAGAAATCTGCTACTTCAATTATATGTGATACATTGCAGTATTCATGGTGTACTGATATTTCTACAACATCAAAGAAGTCAGCATTTTCTTGCCACCAGTTAATCTTTCGTGATGCGTTTGTAGATATGCGAATAACAGTATCGTGATTAGTTTTTAAATGTTTGCAAAATTTAGGAAGATCCTTCCAGAGTGTAGTCTCGCCGCCAATGATAAAAAATTCAAACTTAGTTTTACCTTGTGATTTATACGTTTCCATTAAATGATCAAGATTTTTAAGAACTAAATCAACGTCGGGCCACTTGACATCGCCTTCGTTACTTCCTGGAAAACAATAGTGACACTTGTAATTACATAAATTACCAGGCATGTATTCTATCCTAAGAAGATTAGGATCATCATTATTTAAAATTCTAGTAATCATATTAAATGAGCCAATTCTGGAAATGTTGTTTTAAAGTCAGTTCCGCGGAGCAATTCCATTCGTTCAATGTATTCTTTAAATGCTGGTAATTGGTCTTCATGGGCTTCAGCATCCATAAAGTCTAATACTGCCTGCCAACGTTTCCAACCATAGGGATTAAGTTTCCAGAAGTCTTCATCTTGTCTATAATTGTCATGTAACCAACTAGCAAGTTCACCGAAGCTTCTACGCACTTCTGCTTTATCTGCCGGGGGCAATAGTCTAATACTAAGGAACGTAGGAATGTAGAGTAAGTGCATATTGACAATTCCGCCACCAGCTTGTATACCGCCAACTGTATTCTCTAAGTTTACTTTTTTAAAGTTCTGTGTAATCTTCCATTTGGCAAAATCAGCTAGGTGCTTGATGTTTAATATCTGGATAGCTGTGGCAATACTAACTTGAATGTTGTCTGGAGTATTATCTAGTGTGTGGAGATTGCGTTCTATGGTAGCCCAGTCACTAGGATAGCGTATATAGTAATTACGGTCACCGACAGCATCGATACTGAACCCTACTTTGACCTTTTTAAATTTTTTCCAAAGTTCGATAATTTCATCATCTATTAACAATCCGTTTGTGTTGTAGCGTATAAGGATCTTGTCTGCATATCCTTGACGGATGATCTCTTCTAAGAACCATTTATGTTCACGGATCATTAAAGGTTCGCCGCCAGCAAAGTACACCTGTTTAAGGTTAGGAATCTGTGCGTACATCTCTTTCCAGAAGTCTGGATTCTCATGCCAGAAATTATTAAAGTCTTTACGGTCCCATTGCATCTGTTCTTTAAGTTCTTTAGCTTGGAACAACGGATAGACCTTTTTATGATCTCCAACCCACTGACTACTATCGTGTGGACTGCACATAACACACTTAAGGTTACAGGTATGACCTAGTCTTAGATCTAGGTAAACAAGTTTTTCAGGTATTGTACCATCTTCCGCTGTTTGCTTGATAAGCTCTTCGACGTCAATACCGTCCTCCATCCAACTACCTGTTTCCCAAATACGCTTACTAGCAACACCTTTGCTTTCTTCTGCAATACACTTACTACAACTAGCAGGAATCTTTCCTTCAAGCATGGTCAATCGTACATCTTTCATGTACTCGTTGTTCCAAGCACTCATAGGAGTTTCACGCCCAAAGTTTGCTGGCTGTCCTCGTTCGTTTTTTACTAGTCCAACTGTGTGATTTTCGCCTGCTCCACTAGCGTTGGCGCTACAACAAAGTCGCATGTCTCCATTAGGGCGTGTAGCAAAGTGTATCCATGGCAATATACAGAAAGTCTTGCTTCCTGATACCGCTGCTATTTTATCCTGCCATTCGATTATTTTGCTTACCATATATTAAAAATGTATTTTGGTGTTAGACCACAGTTAGTTCCAGCATGCCACAGCTTGCGGCCGCTCCATTTGTATGTGGCTCCTTGCTCTTGATTGTATAGACATGTGTCCTCAGCTATAAAAATGTGCCCGAACTGTGGTTTACTCATATGCACATGGTATCTTACAGTATCAGGCAACGGTTCATCGTCTTGTACATCCCAATGTTGTGGAGCAAAGTACCCTGGATGTATTCTACTTACCCATGCATTGGTGTGAGATTCTAATCCTGACCACTCAATAAACTTTTCTACAACAGCGTCATCGAAATGTACTCCAGGATAAAACATATCCCATTTAACACTCGACCCGTAACCAGCTGTGCTCCACATGTCGATTATTTCCTGTAGTCCAGGAATATTATCGCCAGCTTTATGCTTTGGTCCAATTTCTGGAGTTTGTGTTTCTAGATGTTGTATCAATAGTTGCCAATCAATGGGACAATTACCAGTGTACTCAATCATCTCGGACGTCCTAAAAAATGAAATAGATAGTAAGGTTCTGTACCGCAATTAGTTCCAGCATGATGATCTCGATAATTATTCCACTGATATATCCGATGTTGATCCATATTATAAAAACATTGTTGATCTACTATCAATACATGCCCGAACTTTGGTTTATCTACAAAGCATACATACCTTACAAGAGGTCCAATTTTTAACCACTCCTCTTCGTGATCTTCAACATCCCAATGATACGGGACACATTGCCCCGGCATTACTTCGCTGATAAACACACGCAGAGGATCTGCATTAACTAAGTTGGCAAATTTATCTTGTATGCTAGTATCGAAATGATGTCCAGGATAGTAATCCCACCATTCAATATTGTTTAAGTCGTAGTTGGCTTTTTTCCAAGTGCCGATGACTTCGTGGTACGAGCCTAACAATGTAGGATCATCTTCCCAGTTAGATTCGGATCTATCAACAACAGACTTAACAGAATTATAATCACCAGTGCGTGGGGCAATCTTTTCGAGAACTGCATCCCAATCAATGGTATCTTTAGTCGTTCCGATGTATTTCGTCATTGATATACTCTAAAGTTTCCCCGGCCCACCTAACATGACTCCGCATAGATTGCTTATACATTAGTTCTAAGTTATAATGAGTTTCTGTACGTACTGTTTCGTTTAATCTAAACCTAGCAGTTTCGTGGACAATGGCATCCATATATTTTGTTTCTATCAAAGGATTGGTTACAGGAACACAACCATACCAATCAATAGATTTCATTGTTCCATATTCATCTAAGAAATGACAATGTGGATACATCGTCAGTTTATATGTACCTTCGTTATACAGATCTAGTATTATATATTTTAGTTGTTCTCGCCATTCTACTGCATCACCTCGATACAACATTTCATTAAACGTGTAACCATTCCATTTAAAGAATATCTTTTTATTTTTTTGATCTATGTCTAAAATATCTGGCACATAAGATTTAGTTTTAAATTTTAACAAATGGTATATTTCGTTTTGAAAGAACCACTCGCACACATCTGCTGTATAGAGATCACGTGATTCGTACATACGCTGATATTTGTTTTGCCAGTCGTAGTTAGCACAGAAAGTTTTACGGTCTGGACTAATTAACGGCTCGTAGGTTTGCTGGGCCAAACATAAGGTGCCATCATCTCCGTACTTAAAGAATGGTTGCCAGTCTATCATTCTACTCTGGGCCCATTGCTCATGAAGAAGGCTGCGATCCATTTCTGTCCTTTTGTAACAGGTAATGATTGGTGTATGGTTGATTGATTTACAGCTTCATCTGGATAGTCATATTCAAAATACATAACACCACCTTTTGCGGGTTCTACTGTGACTCCTAGTTCAGGCCATGTACAACGCCCGCCTTCATAGTCATCATTAAACCAAAATATAGCAGTTGCTTTTCTATCGCCGCCGTTGCTGTAGTAAGGAACAATCTTAGGATCATAGGGATAGTCGTGATGCAGCCCAAAATACTGCCCTGTTTCGTAAAAATATATGTCTCCAGCTTCTACATGGCTTTCAGGAATACCTACAGTCTTGGCTAGTAACGATTTAAAATATTCTCTATCAGCTGGATCAGTGTCCCAACTGATACTTCGTTGTTCTACTTCTTCGGTGATTTGTCCGTAGGTCTGTTCTCTAGATTCTATCCCGGCATTGGGATTCATCGCTCCGTTGTATTTGCTGATCATTGCATCGCAGACATCTAGCGGAATAACATCTTCAAAAACACTGATTCTCGGAAACTCTAATATTATTTTCTCTGTCATTGCTTTGTTCCTATGATCATAAATCTGTTATACATCGGTAAATGTAGCTCCCCGGAATATAACATATTTTTAAGACCACATTGTTTTTTAAATTCTTCTAAATCAACTGCGGTGCGAATATGCTCGGGTATATTATAATTATTACTCTGCAGAACTAAAATAGTGTTATTTGATAACTTATTCAACCATGTATCGTATTGTTCTTGTGTAATATGTTCGCAGCTGGTATTAATGACAACGTCCCCGATAACTGGCGTTGAACACATGTCGCCAGTAACCGCTTTAAATCTACCGTCCTGTTCTTCTATCTTATTCATCATCGTAGCAACGTGCTCGCATAACGGGTCTATGTCTACGCTGGTAATATAGCGAGCAGGTATGTTGCTTTGAAATATCATACTGGCTAGTACACCTACCCACCCGCCATGTATTTCTATACGACTAGGCTTAGTTACAAATGGCTCTAGATTATCTATAAGCCATTCTTTGCTTTTCATTTGCCCTGACCAAAACGCATCAAGGGTGCGCATTGGATTGTTGCTTTGTCGAATGGCCTGCATCCAAAAATGTAAATGTTCTGTATCAATGTTCATTAAACTGTGCTCTAAGTTTATCAAACGACCCACATTGTTTGCTACATTCTTTTAGACAATCGGTTGTCCAAGTGCGTTCGATGTTGTTGAAAAAATTGCTGTCAAAAATATTTTCCAACGATGTATTATTTAGATTAGGAAATACTCCTATCTTATCCATATAGTCTATACGAGTATCCTGTTTAGGCAATATCCAATTAAAGTCTAGCCAGCAACAAGGACTTACTGTGCCATCAGCTGACACATATATCTGTTTATACTTCTGAGCTTTACATTGGATTGTAGGACTGACGTCACTTAGATACTGTGTGACTTTACCGGTCATTTGTTTGCTTTTTTCAGTAGGATATAAAATGTTTATAGTCTTGCCTTGATCATTGAGAACATGAAACTTTCCATCTACGAATCTAGTAGTATGTTTGATTTGAAAATATTTAAATCCCATCTGTTGAGACAGCTGTTGGCACTCATCGATCTGATGTTCGTTGTGTTGGAATACCAACATGTGCCATTCTGCATGGCCGCCTGCTTGTATGAACTGTTGAGAATTCTCAATGATACGATCGAAGTCTGTGTTTATTCTATAGAGAGCATGTGTATCAGACAACCCGTCGATGCCAAACACCACTCTTACATCTAACCGCGCAAGCTCTTTCCAGAATGCTGTGTCTCTAGCACTGCCGTTGGTATGCATGCTCAGTCGTATTTCGGGATTGGTTGTTTTAAGATAATCTAAAATCAATGCACAGTCTTGAGACATAATAGGGTCTCCGTAATTACCGCACATGAAAAGACTGGCTAGTTGTCTTACGAAGTCTATAGGAAACCATTTCTTGAATGTATCTAACCCGATATCTGTGATTTCAATCAACGGATTGATTGGTCCACCATTTATTCTACGAGGACACATAGGACAACGAGCCTGACATTTTGTTGTAAGCTCTAAATGAATGTCTCGGATATCTTTAAAATTATACATGTTTGGGTATCTTACTATCTGCTGAACTTACACAACTAGGGGTGATGCATAACTGAGGTTGTTGAAATAAACTAAATCCCTCGGTCAATGTACCTAGTGGCCGATCATGACAGCTGTATGACCTTTTAACTTCATTACTTCTTATTATAACACTTTGATAGCCTGAATTGCAACTCCAACCTTGAAACTTATTAAATCCAAACGCATTAAATCGTTCTGCTTGGTCAAACAAATACTCTCTATTATCTTGATCGTACAGTGCTATTTGATATACGTCCTCGTCATTAGATCGCTGTGGAAATCCTGTCTGCATGATATCAATCATTTCGGCTGTATAGCCGTTTACTACTGAACTGGCAGTGGGATCGCTTTGTGGTTTTAAGGTTACATTGATTCCACGTTTATGAAAACGTTCTAATCGTTTGTATAATTCCCAAAACTTTTCAGGTACCATAACTTGATTTATAGTTACATGAACACGCTCATACATCAACTGCAAACATTTATCTCCGAATTCTTCTTCCTTGGCAAACTCTGCATGGAAGCTGGCCGTAATACTTCTGCGTTGAAGTAGGCAGGTATTAGAACACCAGGTGTTCCACCATTTGCTTCCAGGTGACAAATTGGTTGTCATGTGAATACTCTGGTAACTGCTTTCTGTTTCGTCTAGGTGTTTTACTAGATCATTTAGTTGTTTATAGGCAGTTGGTTCACCGCCGCTGAAACTCCAATGGAACTGGTCGAAGCCATTTTGTCTAGCCTGTTTTTTGATTTCATCTATGGTGTTGGTGTAGACTTCAAATGGTTGATAATCTAGTTTGTCGCTGCGAGCATATGGCCAACAGTAGGAGCAATTATAATTACAGAAGCGACCTAAGATCCAACTAGTGGAAAACAATGGACGAGTAAGCATTGTTCTCTGTCCAAATTGTTTTATATTTTGAAAAGGAATTGATTGAAAGTCTGTTATCATGATCTGACAGTATTTAAGCTGAAAAGACTTGACCTTTGACGTTTGCGGTTATATACTGTAAGAGTGGTCGTCAGTGGAACTTGGTAGACCTCCGGTCCGTTGAGAAACGCACTTGGGAATGGGGCAACGTCCTAGACACAGCCTTTGTAGGTTCGAATCCTACCGGCCACACCAATTACTATCATAAGTAGTAGAACATAACTTAAGGAAAATATTATGTCAAACACAGTTGAACAACTCAAAGCAGATTTCGAAACATTTCTTGCAGAAGATGCAAAATTTACAGCGGGTAATTCTGCTGCCGGTACCCGTGCTCGTAAAGCTCTACAAGAAGTAGCCAAGAGCGTAAAAGCTCGTCGTAACGAAATCACAGAAGAAAAAAATGCCCGTAAAGAAGCAAAAACCAAATCCTAATTACGATTCGAATACCGTGACCATAGATGGCAGCTATGGTGCGGTGCCTTACACCACCAACATAGGCAGCAGTATGGGAACTGATACTATCACACTCAATAACACCTTGTGGTCTGGCACTTCAATAACATCACCTTACATCTATACTAACGGGACTAGTGGGGCTGGCACGTACAATTGGAATAATACCGTCTCGACCAACACCACAGTTCATATCGACGGCGATGGGCTTACTATGAAGGACGGTGCTGATATCAAAATCGGCGGTAAGAGTCTAACACAGGCCATAGAAAAGATTGAAGAACGCCTAGGTATACTTCATCCCAATCCAGCACTAGAAGAACGTTGGGATAAGTTAAAAGAATTGCGTCAGCAATATGTAGAAATGGAAAAAGA